AGCATCTTCCTGTAGAGCTTCTGCACGAGTAGTATTCTCACCGATTACTAAAGCGGCTATTGCTGCGGCACGAGCCGCAAGAAATTCCTGGGCACCTTCAATAAGAATCGAATCTCCAGCGGCAGTTAATTTGGCAAGAGATTTCAGATATCGAACAAGGATTTCACGGTTTGTCGTTGCCCCTCGAAACTTGATTTCCTGTTCTCGCCAAGTCCAAACATCCAAAGTTGTTTGTTGAGATTCACTTGGTTCCCAAGCTGTTTCTTCCATATCGGTCCAATCATCAGCCGAAGTAGAACCAGAGGCTCTTTCTTGGATGAAGATTGGTTCAATGAAATTGGCGTTGATAGAGACTTGAGGATCGATTCTTACTGTTGAAGCAGCTATTGAAATCGTTGATGAAATTTCGTCTGTAACCTGTACACCATTGTCAGCGTAAACCTTTTGTAGTTCTCGATAAGCTTTATCTACCAACGGAATCATTCGAGCATCAGTGTAGATAGCTTTGCCTACGTCATTTAGCAAAGCCACAGCTTCTGTTAATACGTCGCTGACAAGTGTCGATGGCATTTATTTAGCCGATGCAAATTGTAGAGTTTTAGCTTTATCTGAGTCCAAAACCGCCCGGCAATTGGGACAAATCGCAATATTCGCAAGAACTGTAGATCCACAACCAGGACAAGATTGGGTATCGGTAACAGAGTATAGCCAATCTTTCTTGAGTCCAAGAGCTTTGGCAGCGAACTTTTGAATGTCGGTAATCATTTTATGCTGACGATATTTCTGCCAATCATCGTCTGCTAATTGTACAAGCTTCCAGAACCAAACCTTTTGCATGGCAAGGGCGGAGTCTAAAGCTGGCTTATGGCGGTGTTTCACATCTTCAGCAGAGACTTTCCCCTCCAACACAAACAACGCCGGCTTAGCTCCAGACTCATGTACAAGTTGAGCAGAGACGAAATCATTGACGATACTATTCGCCACGATTTCTGAATCATCCGTCTGTACTAAAGAACGACCGTCACCAACATAAACACCGTAAGGTGCGCGTTCTACATGGAGGACTTGAACGTTGCCTTCCTCAGCAGGAGGAATTACGTACTTTGGCGGTGCCAATCCAGGCTTAAACTCGTTAATGCCAAATGGCATTGCTGATACAACGGTGTGCATTACTTATTTCCCTTCGGGGCTTCAGAGACTGACAGTTCTACGCCATTCTCGAAATTAAGTACTTCAATAGCTCTCTTGTATTGGGCCAATGGGCCATCTACAAAATTTTCACCAGGTAGGATTCGGTAAGAAATGTTATCCACCATTCCTCCGATTACTCGACCAGTGTTATTAGTAACTTTGACTACCATGACAGGCTTTTCCTCCTCTACTTCAATTTTCCGAAAATTCTTTACCCGTGTAACCGACCGAGTCTTCAAGGCGGAGCTTACCTTCGTTTTCAAGCTCGGCACGGTACGACGCAATACTTTCTTTTTTGTCTTCTTCATCCATTTTTCTCGCTTCGTCCGGAGTTAATGGATCGATATTTTCCTTCATGTAGCAGAGAAAATCGCAATGGAACCAACTTGGCTCTTGATATGAGCCATCAGGCCACTGGAATGCATAGAAGCACTCGTAACCGTCCCAATCTTTGATTTCCCCTTGATACACAGGAACTTCTGCACGAAATTCTAAAACCCAGCGTTCTTTAAGATAGGAATATTTCGGTACTAAAACCGCATTAGTTTCTGCACGAGCCATAATGTCATCGTACTTCTTATCACGGTGCTCAGTTAAATCATTTGCCCAAACTAAACGATAACGATTTTCTCCACCAAGAGTAACACCGTACTTTTCTCTCAGTTGTCGATTGATTTGAACCGCCTCTAATTTGTCCATAACTCCTTTAAAGGGGAGTGCATTAAGTCGGGAATGGAGTTTCTTAATGCACTCCCCAAGTCACCGTTTTTAGAAGTTGCTTCGCTAATACTCTCCTACGCTAACCGACTTGCTACCCATTTCGCGATAGATGGCACATAGGTGAATGTCACAGGGATGTTAGCGGCAGTCGTAGTACCAGCCGCAAGAATATTACCAGCAGCAGTCCAGGTCCAAATTGCAGTAGGAACCAATACGATATCCCCTGCAAAATCTGCCGATGGTAATGTGATGTTCACGATCGCAGCGGTGCCAGACACACGATGTACTCGGTTTGTCGGTGCAATTGTAGCAGCCGATGCAATGAGTGCTCCTTCAATGGCATGGAAGCCATTCATTGCAACAGTAGCAAAGTTCTCAAATGCTAGTGCCATGCTAATCTCCTAATAACCAGAAGGTACGGTCAAGGTGTCGATGTAGGAGCAAGCTGCTGGATTGTCAACAAAGATGTTGAAGCTGGTCACTAGATAGAACAACCAAGCCGCTACAACGCCACCATCGGTTCCACGTACTTCAAAGATCTTTCGTCCCGAAGAAGGATCTTTGTAGTAATCAACTTCATGCATCTCTGCACGGCCCCAAACATCTGTGATAAAATCGATACGAGTCTTATCCCAAGACATTGAAGGCCGGCAAGGAGCGCCTGCAAGCTGCATGTTATCGCTGAAATACATGTTGAGGTTTTCATTGCTGGCTTGCTTGTGGATTTGGCTGACAAGCTGTCCAAGTTCCTCATAAGCTTGCATCTGGCAACGGTGCAGCCAAGCTTCCAAGCGCATTCCATTGTCGATACCAACACGATCAGCAATCTTGTTAATCGCCAAACGTGCGAATGGTAATGCAAGAGCACCACCGGCGGCCACTCTGGACGCCCGGATTTCAGGAGTTGTTGAACGGGGGAAACCCAACCATGTACCAGAAGAAGCGTTTGAGTGATGGTAGGGTACTCCCAACAGAGAAACAGGAGGAGTTGCGGTTACACCAGAAATAACAACTTTATCTGTCGCAATTCCTGTTGCTACTGAAGGAGTGATATCTACAATCTTGTTAGCAAGATCATAGAAGTTGATTTCACGCTCTAGACCAGCAGTTCGGTTTGTAGACAAAGCGGCGTTGTAGATGTTGACGTTCTGGCCAAAACGAAGCAACCGTGCGCCGAAACCGTCAGTTGCCAATGTTAGACGATCACCGCCACCAGTACCAGTTCCCACAGAGTAAGTAGAAACTGTAGCAAGTACACCAGTTCCATCAGTCATGCACAGAGAATCAAGATGCCGACGGAATTCATCCAGCTGCTTCGCAAGTGCATCACGGAAAGAATCGAGTACAGCTTTTCTCTTTGAGTCAGTAGCCCACTGGCTTTTCGCAGTCCACTCAACAGCGTGCTTCAAGTGTACAGTGTTGATAACCGCCTTATCGTATTGGATTCCACCGCCACGTCCTAAGGAACCGCCATCAGGATCATACTGTCCGAATTTCCCACCAGGACGAAGTTCCAATGGAATCCTCATATCCCGGTTGGAAACTACTTCTGTAGGTTTCTTTTCGAGGGAGGAATAGAATTTATCGTCCCTATCGAAAAGAGTCTTGACCTTCTCTCGGACTCGCTCTAATTCAAGTCCTAATACGTTAGTTTCAGCTTGTGCAGCCATGAATAGTTCTCCAAAATTACTCGGTTGTTAATTGTTGCTGGAGAACTATTTCTAACGCGGGCCAAGATCGCGGACATTACGAGGCCATGTTTCCAGGATACGAAAGAAACTACTTCCTAAAACTTACCCTTCCTGCTAAGTAATCCCTTGTTGAAGTCTTTGACCAATCAACTTTCTTTGCATCTATCTTTTCACTTGTAGGACCTGTTGAAGATCCAATTTTCTCACCAGTTTTCGCTGGAGCTTTTGATCCAACAATTTTCCCAGCAACTTCAGCAGTTACTTTGCCAATAAGAGCTTTTGCGGGTCGAATATAAGCTGATACGATTGCTTTACGATTCTCGGCGGTAAATCCGGAACGCTTCGCAGAAACCAATAGCCGATTCACAAGATCAACATTTTCCTTGTTAAGCTTCATGATCTTGGCGATTTCGTCAAGAGTTCGATCGATAATAACTTCTCGGATTCCTGAAGATACCTTTGGATCGATCTTGTTGTTAATCTCTTTGGATAAGATCGAATTATTCTCTTCTCTAATTGAGTTAATAAAGGAATTCGTTGCTTGTGCTTCATGTCCCTGTAGTCTCTGACGAAGTTCTTGCTTCTCAGGATCATCACGATTTACAGGCTGATCTTTCGGAAGATCTTTGTCGCCATAGAGGAATAGAGAAAGATTTTTCGCAGTTGCGTAAAGCCCTTTGTCCTTCTCTCGTACAGCTTTTTGCTCCATTTCGCGGACTAAACCACGATACAGTGGATCTACTGCATGACGCCATAAATCCGGGGACCGCTCGAAAACTTGGGGAAGAAAATTGCTTACGATATTTACAATTGCTTTGGGACCAACTTGGTCTACATCATGAATAGAGTCTAGTAACGCCCCGATATTACCTTCGAATAATTGGCCGCCTAACTCTTCAAATTGAGAAACCTTTTCTGCCGCTGCCTTTGCAACTTCAACAGTTGGAAATACCTCAGCGAATTTTTCAGCCTCAAACAGGGCCTTACGAAGTTGAGGAAAATCTTTGAATACGTTAGCGTACTTTGCAGTAATTTCCTTGGCAGTTTCAGAGGCGGTTACAGAAGATTCATCAGTTTCCTCTGGCTCTTCTGGAGTTTCAGTTTCATCAGTTTCTTCTGTTTCCTCAGCTTCTGGAACTTCTATATCTTCAGTTGGTTCTGCACCAGTTTCACCTAAATTTTCATCGTCTGAGCCTTCAGCTAGGAAATCACGGTCTGAAACAGTAGTATCAGTCTCACCCGACATGCAAAAATCTCCTTACGTGTTAAGTGCCGTATGATCGATCCAACCCTCTGCCCAAATTGTAGCACCAACACCAGCGGCAGAAGGAGTATATTGCAAAGCTTCGTTTACAGGTAATGGAACACCTTGGAACATATCACCCATAAATACAAGCCCAACAGCCAAAGATGCAGGGGCTTTGTATAGCTCTACGGTACCGCCAGAAGATTCAATGTCGAAGCTTTGGGCGGCAGAGGTAGTAATTGCAACTGACATCCTAGTAACTACCAAGCGCGCGTTTGCTCCAGGCGAAGCTTGTATTGTAGTAGTTCCAGAACCAACTAGGATATTAACTGCAACTGAGAAATTCTGTCGTTGACTTTCATCACGCATTTGGCTGTTCTCCAGGAGGATTTCCTGGCTCCTCTTCTTGCTGCATCATCGCAGCCTGCATTTGTTGTTGCTGTTGCAATTGTAAATGCTGTTCCAGATGCGCGATTACATTCTGATATCCACCAGGATTTGTCTTTTTCGCTTCTTGGCCTTCGGCTGAATTTGCCCAATCACGAACTACAGCAATATGGATATCATTGTTGTCAATCTGTGGTTCAATTGGAATTGTTGGTTGGGGCGGTGCCGGTGGTTGTCCAGGTATTGGAGGCTCTTGCACTGGCTGACCCTGTAACAATTCAATGATTTCCATTAATTGCTTATTTCTATCATCCTCGCCAGGAATGAACAAATCTGGCAATCCGAAAATTGAGGCAACTGTAGTAACGTTCTCAGGATGGAACAATGTTGCATTAATTGGGTCGAGTTTGAGTCCAAGCATCTCCATTAAGAGAGCTTTCTTCTGAGGCCATGTTAACGGGAATTGCTCAGAAGTTTCAGAAATGACTTGGCCGGTCTTACCACTCATCTCTGATTTACGGATCCAAACGTTTACATAACCAGTTGTTCCCAAGCGCTTTACAAGCTTTTCATCCTCGATTAGATTTTCAGTGTATTCTGCAACACTCTTTTGCATTGTCTGAGCGTAAGCTGCATTTACCGCTTTCCATGGTAATGAAAGTCTTTGTAGTGCTTGGTTCCTACGTAATTCAGCTTCGCCGAGAGTCTGAGAACCTGTTTGCTCTGCACCACCGTAAATACTGCGAGCCGCCCTAGAAATGAACTGTCCATCTTGATCGAGTTGGAAGAAAAATTCCTTAACTTCCTGAGATAACGTGGCATTTCTTGCCTGATAAAACGCGTTTCCTAGACCGCCATCCATCTTGTTCTTGCGGCGTACAGGAACTACTTGGCCAACTTTGTTGCGGTGCTTACCGTATACATCTTGATTTAGAACGTCTGAATCTACGAACGTTTCTCCAACTCCATGTTTGATGGTGTCAAGCGTGAGATATACCAAATCAGAACGCATGTCTTGAATAGCAATAGAACCATATCCAAGAGGTTCAGTATTTGCATGGTTGGAAAGAGGGTCTCGGTAAAGAGTCCAATGATCATCTAGTTTCTCAGAGACACATTCAACGATTATATCGTTGATTCGAGTAAATTTTACCCCTTCGGGATACTCGGAGAGCAATTTCTCACGGTCTTCCTGCGGAAGAGAATTGTAAGCCCAGGGCCTCAGCCAGTAACGACGAACTGTACATAAGCCACGATTGTCGAAACTATAGCCATCAGCAGGTCTACGATAATTTTCTGGATCGGTCGTTCTAGGAACGATTTCAGAGTAATATTGCGGAAAGATTTCTCGGAGAAGCGAGTAATGTTGCTCGGTTTCTAGAATTAGATATGGAGCATCTTTGATGTTACTGACGTAGTAAGGGACTTTCAGGTTGGCAGTGCCATAAACTTCAATGACTTCTCTTGCCTTTGGTACATCATTGATACCAGTTTGGACAATTCGAGAGTCTTGCCTCTGTTCTGGCATTAGAGGAACTTGCCCAGGAATCATCTGTCCCATTTCGTCGGGCATTTGACATTCTGGACAAAACTGATTTTCGTTCCCTTGTTCCTCGTAACCGCAATTGGGACAAACGTTGTAGTCAGTTGAGAAATCTTGCCTTTCCAAAACCGGCTGAGCAATTGTTCCGTAAGATTCGTCCGTGTGTGAATAGTTGTAGAATCCGAGCATTGTCGAGGTCCAAAGGATAAACAATGCATGGATAAATAGGAATTCAGCGTTGTTATGATGGGCGATTAACTCCGCCATTTTACTCGATGCTCGTGCCGCTAAGATATCATCAGGGTTATCAGCGTCAGCAGGAAAGAATCTTACATGTGGAAGTCCCGCAGCAGCAGCGGCGATGATGGACTCACCATAGGCTCGATACACGTTGATAACGGTTGAATATTCCTCTGGATCTGCATCTTCTCCATCGGAATCATCATCAGGGGATTCGGATAACAGGCGGAAGTCGTTAAGAACCTCTGACCAGAAGATATCTTGGATTCCATTCCAATACAATTCACCTTTTCTGCTTCTCCGCCGATAAAAATCCAGGGCTGGTTTATCATCTTTCTCGAAACCATCAGCAAGTTTACGGAGCAGTAACTTGATATCTTCTAATGATACCATTGGTGCAATTGGTTGCTCTGGTTGTAGAAGCTCTTGACTCATCTACCGTATCCAACAGTGATTCCTACGGTGAACTGGCTAGATGGGGAATCTGGAGCGTAAGTGGAACTGAAAACCCCAAAAATTGCCTGACCTACAAAAGAAACCTTAGAACCTTCAGGAATCCGACCTTCGGGTTTCTGACGATACAAGTCAATCGAACCTTGTATAGAAATTGATGGTCTGAAATCTCCACCGAGTCTCTGATCTGTATTGTATAGTAAAGTCATCCAGCCTCTTTGAGACTGATCAAAGGCAATACCGCAACCAGCATGGACAAAACTAGCTTCTGCCCCAAGAATTTTTTGAGCCCCAGCTTCGCAATACAGAGAGAGGAATACAGATTGAGAAAATTTCTGGCCTAGACCGCCTGAGAAATCAACGGCTCTGAAGGAATCTGGTGACGAAATATCTACAACTTGACCAGAAACTCCAGAAAGATCGATCCTCAGATTGATTCTTGGAGAACAATCCCAGCTTTCGTCCCCACAGGTCCATGTAGTGAGAGGAAAATTAATTCCAATTCTCGCAAATGGATCTGTCGTTTCTTGGTCGGATCTAGAGATTCCTGCAGAAACATCAACCTTTACACGAGACTCTTCCTGGGCAAAAGCTGGACTTGCCAGAAAAATCGAGAATAGAATTAACTTCTTCATCAGTTCGTTGCCAAGAACTCTTGCTGCTTAACCAAGTTCTTAACTGTAGCCTTAAGAATCAAAGTTCCTGGAGCCTTAACTTGGCATAGCCGATTAAATGCCGAAGCTGGATCGGCAATACAATCTGCTACAGTACCATTACCTGAAACATATTCCCAAGTAATATCAGGACCATGCTCGGTTGAAGGTACATCTGTACCATCTGGACGCTTTGGAGTAGCTGTAACATGGGCTAAGCAGCCAACTTTGAGAGTTTGGCCATTCGGACAATTAGGACCATCTTGTCCGAAAATACGCATAATCATGTAATAGCCAGCTGGTAAAGGAGCACCTGTAAATGGGGACGAAGAAGGATTTGGGGATGGAGTAGTACCTTGGAAAATATTAATAGTGTTCGTGTTATTATCACCGCCACCGGGCGGTGTACATGCAACGAGAATTACGACCGGAACTAGGAACAATAACCTCTTCATATAATCACCCTTTTCTCATTTGATCTGAAAGTCTCTTTGCCCGATTCGGAACTTGCTTTGCCCATTTGGATTTTAGCATATTCTCAGCTGCTCCAGCGTAATCTGCAAATTGCATCTTGGCAAGCGTGTTTTTGAATCCGAGTAAGCCTTTAATTCCAAGATTAAAGGCCATGTTGATTAAAACATTTTGTCTCGTATCTGACAAATTCCGCCACCAAGGAAGAACTGCATCTAATTGATTGACAAACTTGACAATATCGTTCTGGAGTAGAACCTCAGCTTCTGCTTCTGAAATTCGACCACCTCTTTCTTTATCGATTAAGCGGCCATAACCAATTGTCAAATAACCAAGATGGTCCCGGTAAGCGTAAGGGACGAAACCTTCATCAGATTTCAAATCGGCTATTAAATCTTCGAGAATCATTACCAACTTCCACTAGCTCCACCGCCGCCAGATGAACCGCCCCCACCTTGAAATTGTGATTCATACATACCCTCCGGAAATACGAAGGCAGTGCAGGAGCAACTATTAACCATGCAAGGATGTATATTGGTCGAATCATGGTCACATGGGGCATGGGCACAGTTTTCTCGTTGACAAGTTACAGGAATCTCTGAACAGTAGCCCATTAGATACCCTTTCTTCTAAGTCGCTTGTCAATATCGTCGATTAATCGCAAGTTCAATCTTATATCGTTGAGTAGATCGTCATGTTGTCGTAATCGGGCAGCTTGGACTGCTTGAGTTTCTGATAATTGAATTACCTTTTCGTGCCATGGATCATTGTTAGCTTTCTCGACTAATTGGAATCTCTCGATTACCAAGCCAACTGTTGCAGCGCCAAGAAAGGCGTTTATAGACATTGATATCCCAAGCAAACCGAGCAAAACCCATCTTGGAGCACCGTTCTTCCACTCAGTTATCATCGCTAGTAGCTTTGTTTCTAGCTCTGTCACGGGACATTCGTTCTAACAAGGCTCGCTTAGCCGATGGTGTAAGGGTTCCTTGTAGAGGAACGAAATCTCTTTCGTCATGGACTTCTTCCTTATCAATAACCCTTGACTCTTCGAGTGTCTTTGCTAGCTCATCTCGGTAATATTGCAGCTCGGATTTAAGATATGCAATTTGATCTTCGAGAATCCTATAAAGGCGTTCCTCAAGAGGCTCTGATGATACGGGGAGACTTTCTGGTCCTAATGGAGAAAGGAGCCAGTTTATTAGTCTGTTGAGCCTCAAGATGAGACATACGTTGGTAAAAAGCCGTTTGATCTTGCTCACGAGCTGAAAGTACCACGCCAAGTTTTTCTCTCCTCTCAGCCTCTTCTTTATTGTCATCAATGAATGAATTCACTGCTTGTTGAGTATATCGGTAGCCATCGTAAGGATCATCGCCATTGAACTTCTTTACATCTTCTGAAGACCGACCATCTTTAAGCTTCTCATCGTATACACACTGAGGAATTACATCAATGACGCCGGTGCAATGGGAGAGAATCTGGGCTTTGGGCAAATTGATTTCGGGCGGTTCTGGCTCGAAGAGTTTTCCATAATCCTTATAGGCTGATAAACCGCGAACTCGAAGAATTTGTTGTGCCACTTCTTGGTTGAAGCCACCAGGAGGAACGTATTTAGTTGGTCGCTGGGTCCAGCGAAGATACTCATGAACTAGTAGCTTTCCTCCAATACGATCATTGTTGGCTCGTTGAGGATCGAATCCAGACTCAACTGCGAATTGTTGGGCGATTGTATGCTCAAGTCCACGATCAGACCAGGCAGAAGGGTCAAGGTGAATTTCGTTTAGATTCTGGTCATATTGGGATAAACGGCGTAAATCCGCCGCCCACTCAACAATCTTCTTCCTCTTTACCATGTATTCACGGTATAGGAAGCTCCGATTATCTGGGGATAGTGCCGTCCATCCTGCCCATGTATAATGGTCAAATCCCCAATCAATAACAAGAAATTTTGGCCACCAGTTTCCAGCAATTTCTCGTTGACGGCTTCCATCAGGATCGGAGATAACGTGGCAAGCATTTTCAGGCTCATCGGTATAACGTTGAATTCGAAATTCGCTGAAGACTTGTCCTGTAAAGGCCCAGAAATCACCTTCAAGTTTAGCCTTTCTCTCAGCTTCGGAAGGAATTGCTTTAAGGGAAACTACGTAATTCTCATCTAAGTGTGGATTATCGGTGGCTTTGGCGGGAATGAAAATCCTCTTCATCCCTGTTTGAGCATCGATGAGAACCTTGCCGCCAATCCTGAAAGGCTTTACAAATCTGTCCCTGACCCATTCATTACCGATGTTTCCAGGGTTTGTAGCTGACCTAGCAATTGCAGGAAGTCCAGAGTTCTTTGTAGTTCTTCTTCTTTGGAGAACGAGATAGAGATACTGAAATTCGGTGAAGTGCGTAAGTTCGTCAAATGCAACGTAGTTAAATTCGGCGGTGTCATAGGCTCTTGCATCTTCATCTCTTTCGATGAAGCCGAATCTCATCGTAGCACCGGAAGAGAAATGCCAAACGTGCTTCGTTTCGTTGTAACGGGCCCCAAATAAGGGATACCATTCTTTGGAACGTTCGATAAGAGAAGCTTCAAGTTCTGGATAAGACCGCCGGAAGGCAATACCTTTGAATCTTGGATTATCTGTCCAACCACGAAGGACCGGGTACATTAGAAGAAGTTCTGTTTTTCCTCCACCGGCCGCGCCGCCGTACAAAGCTTCTTCGATTGTATCTGGAACTTGGAGGAATTCTATTTGTTTTGCATGTGGCTTCCAGATTTTAGTTGCTTGCTCGGAGATCACGAAATTACATCTCCGAAAAGGTAGATATCGGCATTACAGGCTGAGCCTTGTGGAGTTGTTAGGGAAAAGAATAAAGTTGCGTCGAGAAGAGCATCAGTTGAGATTAATGGATTAAGGGTTAATCGAATATATTTACGGGCGGCCGTTAAGCCAGTATAAACCTGTCCCGGATTTGACACTGGAGTCACTTTATTTGGGTTCCGGTAGATACCGCCAACTGCAAGACTAGGCTCAATTGAGGCATTGACAACGATGATACGATCAAGGATGTAAGCGTCTGCGAACATGATGATTTGCTGATCTGAGACGGTGTTGAAGTTCGCATTAATTAGCTGTCCAATGCAATTGAGACCGCCGAATTTGACGAACGCACCAGGATCAACCCTTGGCATCTTTCTTCTTAGATTTCTTCGATTTACCGGCGGTGCTCAATGCAATTGCAACAGCTTGTTTCCAAGGCCGCCCAGAAGATATCAGTTCAGAAACGTTCTCTGAAACTGTTGAACTCGATGAGCCTTTCTTGAGAGGCATTTCAGGAAACTTTGGCCTCAATCGTCATAGTATCGTACGAAGATTCTCTTCGTTGATTTGGTGCAAATAGAACTACCTGGGCAATATTTGGGCGGTTTGCGCCGTTGTCACCAGAAACGTTTCGAACAACGACAGATAAATCTTTGGCTATAGTTGCAACGTCTGTAACATCCTTCTTCGAAAGCTTCTCATCTGTCACTAACTGTAATACATCCATCACTTTGCCAAGAGCTTTCTCGGCAACTGATTCTCGGATATCAGAAAGCTTCTTGATGAATTCTGGATCTTTAAAATGGCCCTTTTCTCGATCGCTATCTACACAACCTGAAGAGATGTTACTAACTGTATTTGGAGTAATACCAAAAGCTTCTGCTACATTTTGGCGAGAGTCAAATTTGGCCAGAGTTCCGATTAAAAGTTTTGTCTCTTCGCCAAGCTTTCGATAGTTATCTCCTCGCGGAACGTCGTGCATTACATGAGCAGTAGAGCCATTCCAAACTGTACCGCGGGCAACGTTAACGGGAGAGTTTAGTCTGATATTCATTTCGTCTTGGGAAATTTCAATCATAATTTCGTCCTTGAGGTAAAATGAGATTCGTCCTTGACCCCAATATATGGTGGCGTGTCAGGATTGCCACACAATACCTAGATGCCTCTGGCTGGCTCCAGGACCGCCTAGGACAGCAGGGAACGAGGCCGAGGCCGAGAGAGGCTCATCGTCGCGCCAGGCGGGCAGCTAGGGCCATTGCAATGGCTTCCTGGGAGGAGAGGCTCATCATCATGTAAGGCGGTCCTGGGCAACCCGAGCAATCAAGCACTTGACAATGGCTTGGTTCCGGCCTATATTCTACCCAAATTTAGCCGGGGGCTCAAAATTGATTTATAAAGGCACTTGTCCAATTTGCAAATCTCCTTGGATTTCCAAGCAGCCAAGAAAGATCTTCTGCTCTACCAAATGCCAGTACGTTTCTTGGGCGCAGAAATACCGGCCAAATGTAGGAAAGAAATAAAATGGAACCCAAAAACGACCGCACCCAATTTCATGAAACTGAGGCTCTTTACGAATGTTCAGAGGTTAACTGGCGAGATTATAGCATAACAGGGACCCATAGCTTCTGGTATAGCTTTGTAAGAGAACAATGGCTATATTGTTTCAATACGAACGTGTTTGTTCTTGATGAATATGGATATGATTATATCGTTAGGGGTTTTGAAACGAGCGAAAAGTTTTATAGCTTGTTGTAATTTTTATCCAATCATTATCCAATCATATTTGTACTGGTTCCCCCCTACCCCCCATAAAAAGGGGACCCAATTTGCCCCCATACCCCGCGTAAAAAGATGTAAAACGTTGTCAAAAGTTGTAAAGAAATGTCAAAACTTGTGAACTTATCAACAGTTAGCCCGTGAGATATGTTAAACGTTGTAACTCATGGGCGGCAAATGAAAAGGCGGCATGGAAATTGACCAGCAAGTTTCGTGCCAGGGTATCGAAACCGCCTCAAATTATGAGAGAAATCTGAGACTTTGCTGATGGTTTTCTGATGGTTTCTTTACTTGACAGGGTTTTGATGTAGGACTATATTCTCCAGTATGAATACAATGATGATGGATCCATTCAACCGGTTCGATACCGACGTCAATGGTGACCCCTACAGCGTGTATGACGTGTACTGCTACAATTGTGAATCGTACCATGCGCCTGGAGAAGCTTGCATGTATTCCTTGTTAATCGCCGAAATCGAGGGATTGCTATAAAAACCCCAAAATTTCCCATCCACCACAAAAAACGGAATAAAAAATCCTTGACACTCGAACCTTGCTCGTGATAAACATGGGCAAGTTTGGAGGGTCAAAGTGAAAGATCCACAGTACACAAACGGTTACAAGAGTTTTGCACTCGGAGTCAACGAATTGAATTTCGTCAAGGATGACGCGGAAAACGCCATCAAGGCTGCGCTAATCCGAGTCAAAAACGACGATCCGAAAGGTACGATTCTCAATTCATCGTTTCAAGCTGGCTGGGTTGACGCGGCTTTGGATAGCCTGGGGCTATAGAGAGGATTGAGAATGGAAAACATGCTATGGTGTGCTGAGTGTGGGAAAACTGAGGTTTCCAACATTACCTACCCACAAGTCTGGACAGCCCTGAGCAATCACAAGCGGTCCGACCCTGACCACAAAGCCGCAAATCGCCTTGCCCAAGCCTTTGGAGTTTCACCGACTGAAGCTTTCGCCTGGCTTCGGGGAGAACAAAGAGCAAGAAAACTCTTGACAAACGAAGACTAGAAGCCTAAATTGAAACCATGGATTTTCAGGGTAAAGAGGTAAACAAATGACAGTTTCAGGCGCCTACGGTCGAGACTACAAGTCAGCCAAGGAAATCAAGGCCGACTGGTCGAGCGGGAAAGACTTCGTCATTCGAAGCCTTGAAGGCTCGGGTTACGTGAACAACGCCGACGTGGAACCAAGCATGGAAGTCTGGGGACGGTATAGCCAGGATAGAAAGATCGTGCGATTGCAGTAGCTAGCCTCAAACTCTGCTAGTGGCATTCAACCCATTGGCAGATTTGGAGGCTAACATGAGAGTTTGGGCGGTCCCATTGGCAAAGCACGGCTTTCGTCCGGTTGATCGGATCAGGAATCCGGTACGCTGGTACCTGGAAACCGAGGACGGACAAATCCTCGATATCGGTAGCTTCGAGACTCGCGTCTCGGCCGAGATTCATGCCCGAAACAAGGGGTGGAAACTGTTCGATTATTACGACGGACCCGCTTGACAAAACGCCAATCACGGCCTACCTTATAACCGTGGTTGGCAGAGACGGATCGAGGATTAGATGAGGTTACTAGCTTCATCCTCCGCCCTAGTAAGGCCGATGAAAACATCCTCGATCCTTCCCTGCTAATCAAGGCAGGAATTTAGAGGTAAATATGGCACTGAAGCGAGAGACTGATACCGCCGAGTTGACCGTCCCTGGCAAGGATGGGAAGTTTTCCTACGCATTCGAAGTCCTTTCCGGTGACTTTGAGGACGCCCTGGCTCACGCTGGCAACGACCAGACGAAGCTTTCGGACGCGTACTTCGACGTTGTGAACACCAAGGCAAAGGCTTCGGCTCGTCAGTCGGAATACAACAAGCAAATCGATCCTGAGGAGAAGGCCAAGGCCGATGCCATTCGTAACCTCATGACGGCCTTCGGCTGGTCGCGTGAAAAGGCTCAGGGAGAGCTCGTGCGCATGGCTACCGAGGGTAACCAGAGCTAGCCAAGTAGTTATAAGTGAGTAGTTATAAGTGCGCTAGTACAAACTATGAGATTCCAATAGTTAACCATAGGCGCTGAATCTCACCGGGCCGCGCATGGTATAAACGCGGAATTGGAGAATCAATGCAAATGGAGGAAACCATGATTACAGCTTAGGAGGCTAATAATCATGGCAAACAACGGACAAAGCCGCTCCGCTAAGGACAAGGAAATGGCGTCGCGGTTGAAGAAGGATCCGCAACTCTGCGAACGTTGGGTCGGTCGTTGTGCCATCTGCGGCGCAACCATCCGTAACGGCAAGGCAACATTCGATCACTACGCGGCGCATGCTCGCGGGAGTGAGAACAGCTAAAACTTTCAAACCCTAGGGCTAAGAGTTTATCGCCGGGCATAAGATCCTTTTAGCCCTAGTCTTGAGAGGTTTAGAAAAATGAGAATCCTACGATTCAAACCTTGTCCCATTCATTCAGATAACCCTGATTGCTGGTGCGGTGCGCAATACGAATATCTCACAAAGCAAGGCGAGCCAATCAAGATCAAGACATTCTCAGATAGATACCTCACCGCCTTTGTGTTGAGGGACGGGTGGTGGCGCGGTTGGGAATCATGTTGGCTCGAACCGAAGAGAATCGTGTCTCAACAGACTTAAAGAGAATGACAAGTGAGTCTCGCCTTTCTCCGAGCCAAATTTTTCCCTCGTTCTCCACGGTTCAATCTCCTAACCTGGCACAAGGTAGGACTCTATCCTTACTGCCAAAACTGTAGGATTCCAAGATGAAGCAAGACAAAGTCAACGGCAATCCCAAGAAAACGACATGGTAGGAGACAAGGCAAGAGACGCTTGGTATCCATACCGATCGATAGATCCAGCCGACAAAACCGCAAAGACTGGAAAGAGGTTATAAAATTCCATGACAATTACAAACGAACGTACTCTCAACCTTATCTCTCGTGACTTCGTTGCTGGTGTGACAGATAAAGAGCATTTCTACCAAGAGCTAACCGAAACTCTTGACGAAGCTACGGATAACACCTTCATTCGTCTTGCTTACGCGATAATCAAGGAATTTTCAGAGGATTGAAATTGAAAGGCAAAGCCGAACCTGCCGAGAAACGTTTCTTTAATTTTGTCGAACAAATTCCCTTTCATACTTGTTGGGAATGGACTGGAGCCATAATTCCAGTAGGATACGGTCTATTCTGGAATGGCAAAGCTATGGAATATGCTCACAGGTATTCCTATCGCTTGCATAATGGTGAAATCGCCAAAGGTAATGTAATCCTCCATTCCTGCGACAATCCTTCTTGCGTCAACCCAGCACATTTGTGCCAAGGTACACAGCTAGAAAACCAACAAGATTGTAAAGCTAAAGGCAGACTCGGAAATCGCGGGAAAGAACGAAAGCTAACGGATGTTACGGTAGAACAGATAATCAAGCTATACAAACTAAAGGTTTTCAAGCAAAATCAATTAGCAGAAATGTTTGGAGTGACCCAAGCGACTATATCTTATATCATCAATGGAAAGCTAGTTTATGCTGCCACGCTGCTGGGTCGCTGCAAGTAACCCGCTGGTAGGCTGCAAGTGAGTCTAGGCAGGCCGGATGGCACCTAACTTGAGGCTATTCAATGACCTACAGCCTACCCCCTCTATCTCCAAAAAGGGTACCCCTCCCTGCCTTGAGCATAAGGAGAGGATTTTGTTTCTTTTTTTTTTT